CCACTGCTGCCATTGTAAACATATTGGTAGCAGCCGATATAACTTCGTATTTTGGTGTTCTGTGGAACTTTGCTTGAATAAGTTTCTGCAATTGTTCCTTAAAATTACGATTATTCAGAAGGATCTTCGGAATATCGATATACAATTCAATCAGACAAACTACAAAGTCATATATAATTTTGAAATTTTTATTGCAATCAGTCCATAAGGCTCCGATAAATGCTTCTAAAATATCGCCAAGCTTTTTAGTGTTTGTACGACCAGAACACATATCTTGATTGTGTCTGGAAATAACATAATACTTGTCTAGACCAATTTTTTGACTAAGTGTTCCTAAGGTTTCGTTACACACAATTTCTTTTTTCAAATCTGTCATAAATCCTTCATTTTCTTGTGGGTATCGTTCCATCAAGTAAGTTGAAACGCATGCTCCTAAAATAGAATCGCCTAAATGTTCTAATCTCTCATAAGATTCTTCAAACAAACCTAAACATTCTGTAGGTTTATCGACTAACTTCATTTTGTCACCGTTTGGAGTTACATACTCTGCACGTTTTACGTAAGATGAATGTACCATTGCGGTTTGGTAATGTTTTGTTTCTTGGACCCTGAAATCGCAATTGTGTTTATTAAGAATCGCTTGAATATCCGTTCGGGTAAACAAGCGATTTTCTGGATTGTAGGGGTTATATGTTTCTTGAAACGCAGGCATCTTTCTTAATACTTACTCTTTTTCTTTCTTAAAGTTCGTTTTCCACGACGAGATCTACCTGCAGTTCTTGGGTAAAATGTATCCACAAAACTATAAGCACTGGTTCCCAATGAAGAACGAACGACCTTATCTAGTTTCATCCAATTAGTATGAAAAAGAGCAGCTTCGTCTGGATGTTGAGCCTTCAAAGCAGTCAATGTTGAACGCAAGTTTGCTTCAATTTGAGGTTCATATCTTTCAACAAGCATAGGAATTTGTCTCAATACTTGTTGGCGAGCCACATTTAACAACGACGACATTTAATTTTATAAAAGATGTTATTCCGGAACCGTGCGTGTCAAATTAAATTCAGTAGCCACTAAATCCTGCTTGCGTTTTTGGATAATGAAGTTTGTCAATCCGTCTGCATTAGGACTTGGATTGTCCTGAAAATACGCACTGATTAATATCATTAATTCTTTTTGGGACAACGACCATGGTTTTGAGTATTCACCTGGTCTCTGAATTTGAATAGTAGATCCGTCTTCTTCCAACTTCATCTTACGAAAAGAGTCAAACGAAGGACTCTTGATAATTTCGGTTATTTCCATTTCTACTGCCTTTCTAGCATCGCGCTTATCATACACCACTTTATTTAACTGACGCAATTCGTCATCTAATTCGCGGTATTCTTTTATACGTTTCTTGAGTTCGAGTAAAGCTTCCGACATTTTATGCTGTTTATCCTCAATATAAAGATTATCCGTTTTCAATTATAATGTATTTCGATGCAAAAGAAATAGAAAACTTGCGCCAAGTTTACAATAAAGAGAACGCAAGTGAGGCTCCTATTCCTAAAGGAGATGCAGATAAAGTATGGAAAACCATCCAGTACCGTTTACGCGACAAGTGCGACGACGGAGCTACAGAATGCATTATCGTTTCAATGCTTAATAAACCCAAAGGTCCATCAACGTGGAAAACCAATCCCGAAGAATGGTTGTCTTCGGTGAACATTGACGAACTGGAACGTAAATTCCAGGAGATATTTCCGAGATACCTTTACCTTGGAACAATTCCCATAGATTTTGGTAAACATTCAAAAACGGGTCAATGTTTAGTTAGTTCTTTGTGTTCCATGGACATTCGGACCATATACAAAAAAGGATTCAACCAAATAGGTATTGTTTTTAATACAGACGTAAGCACTGGACCGGGGCAACACTGGATTGCATTGTTTTGCGATATAAGACCTGAACTCGAAAATCCAAGGATCACTTACTTTGATTCGTATGCACACAAACCCGAGAAGGAAATCCAACTCTTAATGAAACGATGGAAAGAGCAATGGGACTCAACGAAGATCCATGCTAAACCAATGGAAGTCACATACAACAAAACTCGTCATCAATACGAAGATTCAGAATGTGGAATGTACTGCTTGTATTTCCACTTATGTTGTTTAGTGGGTATATCCATGAAAGACCGTATTCCAGATAAAGTTGTGCGCGGATTTCGTAGTTTATTATTCAAATTATAAGTCAATGAAGTTCAGAGGATACATGATAGCTGTTGGTGGGTTATTGATTTTAGGAGCTATATGTTATGCTTTCTTTGCATCCATTAATTCGTGGCGTAAATTATAATGGAGTGGTTTGAACAACTCATTATAATTGTATTAGCTCTTGTAATTGTATTCACTATAGCGTTTATAGTTTACAATTTGGTTTCTCCTTCGGAAACGAAAGCAATTGTAGCAGCTACCCCTCTTTTTGATTCATACAAAACGGTGATGAAATTAGCACCTTTAGGATGTCCTGTTACACCTGCATACCGTTTATGCGACTACTACGTAGCATCTTCTGCTTACTCTTTATTTCCAGGTTCTAAATTGTACGATTACATTACCGACGGAGTTATTCCCATGCTGATGCCTGCAGGACCAAGATTAGTAGAACTTGATATTTACGCAGACGAAAACGATAAACCAGTTGTAGGATTGAAGAACCAGAAGTTAGGTGTAGATTACGCTTACAATACAATTTCATTTGAAGCATGTTGCGTAGCAATAAACAACAATGCATTTAATTCAGTTGTGTGTCCCGTTTCGAGCGATCCTTTCATGCTGAGCTTGGTGTTCCATACAGATAAAACAACGGTAATTAATGCAGCTGCCCAAATTTTGAAAGATACATGTAGTTCGCGCTTACTTGACTCTTCGTTCAGTTACCAACGCAAGAACGTAGCTGTTGAGCCAGTATGTAATCTCCAAAACAAAATGATCATTTTATCCGGAGGAGCAATGAAAGGTACAAAGATGGAAGAATTGGTGAACTTATCTTGGTCAAGTTCAAGTTTAAGAAGATTGACTTATACTCAAGCCTCTCAAACACATGACAATACTGAACTCATAAACTTCAATCGCGATAATATTACGATGGTAGTTCCGGATATATCTGATGACTTAACAAACGTGAATCCTCAAATCTTGTTTTCTTACGGATGCCAATGGATTTTAATGAATTATGGGTCTACAGATAGTGCAATGGAGACCTATATTGGAGAGTTCCAGGAAGCAAGTTACGTGCTGAAACCCGAAGCCCTGCGTGCGTTGGCTGTTAAACAATACGCCAGTCCTACAATGCCTGATCCAGCTGTGTCTTTCCAACCAATGCAAAAGACAAGTCCTATCTACAACATAACAGTATAAAATGTCTAAATAAAATAAATGTACAGCGTCACTAAATTACATAGCCGTATATCAACTGAGATGTCTCGTAACCGTCGTAGCTCAGTTGCTGATGTAATTGACGAAGTTTTTAACATTGATGTGCCTGTAGTTGAAGAACAACCAGTAGTTGAAGATCAACCAGTAGTTGAAGAACCGGTAGCCGAAGAAACACCAGCAGTTACTGAACCGGTTACTGAAGAAACACCAGCAGCTACTGAACCAGTAGTTGAAGAAACACCAGTAGTTGAAGAAACACCAGTAGTTACTGAACCGGTTACTGAAGAAACATCAGCAGTTACTGAACCGGTTACTGAAGAAACATCAGCAGTTACTGAACCAGTAGTTGAAGACCAACCAGTAGTTGAAGAAACACCAGTAGTTACTGAACCGGTAGCCGAAGAAACACCAGCAGTTACTGAACCGGTAGCCGAAGAAACACCAACAGTTACTGAACCAGTTACTGAAGAAATACCAGTAGTTACTGAACCGGTGGCCGAAGAAACACCAACAGTTACTGAACCAGTTACTGAAGACCAACCAGTAGTTGAAGAACCGGTAGCCGAAGAAACACCAGCAGTTACTGAACCGGTAGCCGAAGAAACACCAGCCCCAACAACAAGTCCAGTTTCAGAAACTGCCGAAGTCCCACTATGTCCAAAATGTGGAAAACCTTGTCCATTCTGCACTGCGTAAAAAATGTGGCATATGAGTATAAAATGGCAGGTAAATGGTTGGCACATGTCAAGAAGACAATGAAGAAGATGGCAGGACAAAAGAAGTCCATGGGCAAGAAATGGTTCTC